TAATGGTAATCTCAAGGATTTCGTGGTAGATGACGAGGAAGCGAGTGAAAGTGAGGAAGAATCAGCTTAAAAAAAACAGATTCTATATTAGAAATGGAAACTGACATTGGTAATCCTATTGAGTATAGCCCAAACCTTGACCCTTTAATTCAGGAGAAGAATGAAGATAATAATAAGGATGAAATGATTCAAGATCAACCGTATTATTTTCATCCAAGTGAAATGAATTACCCGCAATCCCCTCCTCAATCTGGCAAATTCGACCCTTTTACCGATATCGATAAATCCACATGGATTATTGCATTTGCAGTATTTCTTTTAGGATTTTTTATGGGAAAGACGATGCAACCAGTCATCCTCAGGTACACCTAATCACTTACTCAAATCCCTTATACGAGTAGAAAGTTTTGTATCTGTGTCCTCATACATGTCATTATTCACACCCTTTTGCGGAAATCCACTTAACCAGTTAGTCTCCGGAATAGATGAATAAGCAACGAATGTACCGATATCACCATATCTTGGGGGGATTCCATCTCGCCCAAAAAGAATGGGACCCCTGTGTGTATCTTCGACGAAACCATCCGTTGTTGAAACCTCATCGGTACTGGTATCCGTCGGTTCTGAACCTGAATATGTTTTGTTTTTTAAATTGTAATTTGGTTTAAAAAACAAAATAAAGAAAGCTCCGACTAACAATATTGTTAGAATTATACGAAGCATTTTTATTTAATGTATATGAATATTATTTACGCAGAAGAAACTTCGGGTTCTCCCTCCTCCTTTACCTCTTCCAACTTAGCATCCCTCGACTCCTCCTCCTCGCGCTGCTTCTGACGCTGCTTCATCTCCTCAGCAACAATCTCATCAGCCTCCTTTACAAGCTCCTCCATGGGAGTGTCAGGCTTTTCCTTCTTGAGCCGTTCGAGGACCTCGGCTGGGTGAGAGATAGGAGCCTCATCGGGCTTGTTGTAAAACTTAGAATTATCATCACCTGATACGAAATGATTCTTCTCAGCCATCATCGCTGTTTTACGTTCGTTAAACATACGAGCAGCCTCGGACTGGTTCTCCCTGTATCCCTTCATAATCTCTTCGAGTTTATCGTTGGTATAGTGAACATCTTCAATCTTCTCAGAATCGGGGGGGATCAAAAGCCACTTATACATGTCAACTACGTAAATATCGAAAGTGGCATCCTCCTTCTGTAGACGTGCAGCGTGCTTAGCGGCCTCATCACGAGTGGCAAATGCACCACGGATCTTAATACCAAACTTCTCATTCTTTTGAGGGCACTCAGGACCGACAATGGATAGACAAGCAAAGATCTGACCGGGTACAGTGGTGTAATCTGATTCAAGAGACATTATATTTATGTGTTGGCTTAAAACTTTAAGCTATTATTTGTTTAATTGGCACCTTAGTGAAGCGATCAAACCTAAAGAAATAAACCTTATTATTCCATAATATGAAATGGAAGTAATTCGTAAAAATCACAATGATGCTAAAAGAAATCTTATCCAATCCGTTTCAAAAGAAGGTGAACACATTCTTGATGTAGGGTGTGGTTTCGGTGGAGACCTTCAAAAATGGCACAAGTGTGGGGTAAACATTAACATGTGTGACCCAGAGCCATCAGCCCTAGAAGAGGCTCGTTCACGTGCAAAAAATATGCATATGCGCGTAAACTTTTATGAGGGTGATATTCATAACTGTCCAAACAGAGCGTTTAATATCGTGTGTTTTAACTTTTCACTGCATTATATTTTTGCCAGTAAAGGTTTATTTTTCAGTTCTATCCGTGAAATAAAAAAGAGGGTAAAACCTGGTGGACTTCTTATAGGTATCATTCCAGATTCAGAAAAAATTATTTTTAAAACACCACTCATTGATGAAACTGGTAATTTTTTCAAACTAAAAGACCATGGAAATGGTGGTTTTGGTGAAAAATTATTTGTAAACCTGGTCGACACACCTTATTATGCGGATGGTCCAAAATCAGAGCCGGTGGCTTTTAAAGACCTTTTGGTCACACATCTAGAAGAGTTGGGGTTTAGCTTACAACTTTGGGAAGGACTAACAGGGAATCCCATCTCAGAGTTATATAGTAAATTTATCTTTGTATATAAGAGATGATATTACTCTTGCTACTCATTAACCTCTTTATACTTTACACGACTAGAGAACCCCAGGAGCTTGTCGAAGTAAAGGAGAAGTATCGTATTCTTAGAGAGCACATTCGGGACACAGGAAATGAAAAATTTAAAATGCTTGTTCGTCCTACACCGATAACCGGTTTAAAGAGAATGAACGGTTCCGTAGGATCCAATACAAACAAAGGGGGTGAAATAGTTTTATGCTTAGATGGCAAAACGAATGAGATTTTTCATGTTCTTATACATGAATTGGCTCACTCAACAGTAGATGAATATTCTCATTCACCAGAGTTCTGGAAAAATTACGTTGAACTTCGAAATATATGCGTACATCTAGACATTTACCAGCAGATACCACAGAGAACAGAATTTTGTGGTCAGCATATTCAGGATAAATAATCTCACTCTAGTTTAAATGAAGACACCAGTGAACATTTTACTCACTGCCATCGCGTATTGGTTGGCTTTGTATGCTACAACCCTTGTACCCCTCGTGTCTAAGAACTACTACGTGAATCTCGTATGGATGACTGTAATGATACCAAATATCATTCGTTTTGCAATTGGTAATATCCCCAGACTCGCTGTAGACAGGGTATTCTTCTTGTCGGCTACATTCATTGCGTTAATTGCTACTTTCTTTATCAACCAAATTTCTGGTGAGACTAAGGATGCTATTACCGATCACACAGCTGACACTAATAAGAAGCTTAAATTGAGCGCCTTATTAGCGGGGACATTCACTATTGGTGTACTCGCGACGTATTATTCGGGTATTGATAACTCGATTTATAGTAATATGGGTTGGGAACGACCTGTTTAGGGCTTAATGACATAGTCCTTTACAATGTAAAAAGCTAAACCAGCTACGACACCTGTCGTGGCAAGGCCAACCATACTCCTACCCCCTTGTTCGTTAAGGAACTTGGGGATAGAAGTCGCCAACTTGTCCTGAATAGGCTTGCTCACGGCAAGAGCGGTACAGGCAGCAACTAGGGCAGCAGCCATCTGCTCGTCAGTGAGGTTTAAGGGGTTCTTACTTTCGGGCTTCTCGGCCTGGCCGTTAGCAGCGTGCATTCCCTGAGGTTGGGGAGCGGTCATCTGGGGCATCATACCCTGCATGCGGGGCTCCTCGGTCATCTGGGGTGGGTCCATCATAATATCATTAATTGGTGTAGAATCCATCGTCTCTTTACTTTGACTCACATTTTTTTCAGGTTGATTGTACGCTTGATTAGGGACAAAGGCTGTAGAAGGTTTATCCGTTAAAGGTACCATTCCTTCCCCGTCGTCTGCCAAATTCATGGTAGTCATCCGATCTGAAGCCATTTAATATACCCATAGTTTTTTGAACAATTATCGAGACGCACCTACTTAGTCTTTGTGATCTTGAGGTTTGTTTTCTTAGTCGCCTTCTTAGCATCTTGTTCTTTTTGGTCCATGTGTTTGGGGTTATACATCTTTTGATGAAGTTTCCATAAGTCTGGACCACCCACCCTGAAGTTTTTCCTTAGACTCGCTTTGTACCAAAATACACAATCCTGAATCCTGTTAGACTTTACCGTATTATCTAACACGAGACATTCATAATTCTCTGTACAGGCATCCATTACCTTGTTAAACATATCAAATGAGGGGAAGATGCCAAAAAACGATTTGTACAACTTTTCTCTATTTTGAAGGATGTTCTCCCTGAGAAGAAAGACATAATCAACGTTTGCTCGAAGTGCTGGAGGTAAATCCATACAGTACTGCATCGTTAACATGAAGAAGATCTTCCAGTGTCGCCCATTCATAAAACATTGCCGAATACATGTATCCTTGAGAAACTTGTTGTCATACATACAGTCATCCAGAAGCATGAAGGCTCCACAATTCTTTTTCCCATTACCCACCAATTTACGTTGCCTGGCCATAACTCGTTCGATAGCATCTCGATCGTAATCACCATAAACAAACAAGTCAGGAATGAATTCCGAATAAAAGTGGTTCCCCTCTTCTGTTCCTGAAAGAACAATACCTGCAGGCAGATGTTTCTTATGATACATGATATCTTTCACCAGGGTCGACTTACCAGTATTACGCTTTCCAATAAAAACACATACCCGATCGTCTGTGATACTCTCAGGTTTGAATTTCTTCAACTGGAGATTCATTCTACTGTAGTGTTTCGTTTTATTTAACAAAATTTTACTCATATACATTAGGAATGGCTGGTCGTCTGAGACTTGCTGCCACTGGGGTCCAAGATGAATGGCTCACAGGTGAACCACAGTTTTCATACTTTCTAACAAACTTCAAAAGACATTCAAAATTTGCTTTTGATTATGTTGAGAGTCAATTTGATGGAGATATAGATTTTGATAAGACCATTACATGTAGAGTACCTGGTGATAAAGGTGATTTGGTTAAGAACCTCACGTTGAAAATAACTCTCCAAGACCCAACTCCGGAGGATAGTGGCTCAAATGATAACATATGGTGTCCTTCTGTTATAACTCATCTAATCGAGCATGCAGACCTTCTTATAGGGGGGCAAATGGTTGAAAGACTCACAGGAGAGTATATTTACATGCATCAACAACTTTACAATACAAGTGATGATGTAGACCAGACAATATACTTTTTAACTGGACATGGTAATATTTTGAGTTATGCTTCTGGTACAAATTACACCTATTTTTTAGAACTTCCATTCTATTTTTATAGAAATCCATCCCTAGCTATACCAACGTGTGCCCTAACAAAACAAGTTGTGGAGGTTAGAATTAAGACTAGACCTCTTTCTGAACTCACTTTTCGTGGTTCTTTGGTGACTGACGTTGCTTCAATTCCGAAGTTCTCGATGGATACAGAGTTTATCTATGTATCCCCAGATGAAAGTAATTTCATGAAGTCGAGACCTTTAGATTATCTCATTACACAGGTACAAATGTCTAAATTCAAGATGAAAGCTAGTGATACTACAAAATCAGTTATGCTCAACTTCAAACACCCAGTCAAAGAACTTTTCTTTGTTTCTCAATCTGATGTTTCTTTTCAAAACAATTACCCAAATGAATATAATACGATAACAAATGCTGAACTTCGATTTAATAACGAGGTAGTGTTCAACCAAAACACAAAATTTCTTGCATACGAACAATCTCTAAAACACCATGTAAATTCACCATACTCTGGTACAATTGAACCTGGTGCTCCATTTTCTACTGATGGAGTTTTAGATAAATTCGGTCCAGCTAAGTTTGGTATGTACTCATTCTCACTTAAACCTGAGGTCTATTATCCAACTGGACAGGTTAACATGAGTCGTATATCACACAAACTGCTTAAGATAACAATTGAGGGTCTACGTGATGCGAACAATAATGTCAAATACGTAGATAGTGATAGCGAGACACGTGTGTATGCTGTTAATTATAACGTATTGAGAATTAACAGTGGATTAGCTGGT